TGCTCCACTTAATAAAATACTACCTCTTGTAGCAAATGGATTAGGCACATTAGTATTCATGTCATTATAACCAAACATTATTTATATATATAATACTATATATAATAATTTAATGCAAATTCTTATATATATATTTTAATATGATGTTACACATAAAATGTACATGTATTTGCTTAATTTATCTTGAATTTGTCCTACACCAGGGTTATTTTTCATAATGTCTTTTATTTTAGGTCTATCCATAATTTTAGCTTTATTAAGAAGACCAGACATATTAGTTAATCCCATTTTACCAAAGTTACCTCCAGTCATTTCTTTGATTTCTTCATAATTAATTGTTGGGTTGTTTCCGCTTTTTGCTTCTAATACGGCTTGTTTAGTTTATAGACCAGACATAGTAGATGAAGAACCCTTGTCATTGATTAGAATACCTCCATAATTTCAAATGGTAGCAATCTCCATTGCTTCAAATTGATCGGGTGCTGCTGTTGTTGCTGCTCCATATGTGTGTCCTAGAATGATTTCATATGTTACAGTTGCTTGAAAACTGAATTGACCTAAAGATCCAGATGAAAGGAAATCAGATAAACCGAGGTCTCTAACAGGATCAATTACAATAATAGAACCAATACCAGCATAACCAACACTATTTTTATTTCTTACAATCCCTGTAAATTCAGACCATGTTTGTTGGCTTCCGTTTCTACGAGACATTTGGTACAGGTCCTTGGCTCCGTATGATGTAAGAAGGCCGCTTACATTATTGAAAGTAATATTTAATCCAGTAATTGGAAAACAGAGATGATTAGAAAATTGCGGCTTCATGCTGTTATATTGTGGACGTACTACCATATAAATATAATTTGGTATTTGTCTCATGCTTATAATATCTGTTACTTGTTGGGTAGTTGCATCAGACCCAGTAAATAATCTTTTATAGCATACCATTTCATCATATGGTAATACATTTTTAGAATTTAATTTACTGTATTGGCTCGCATGTAATGACATATATTTTAGGTTAAGTTTTGCAGAATCAGAAATGACTAAACGATTGGTTACATCACCCGCGTAAGATTTCCATAGAGAAGAACCACTAATATAAAATACATTTCGCATATCATTCCATTGTAGGAGTAATTCTAAATTATTAATGCTGAGGTAATTAGATTCATCTTCCTTCATTTCACAAGTAGGAAGACCTAATAATGGTTCACTTACATTAACACTACATACAACTTTTACGGTTGATGCTACTGCACCTACTGCGGTATTTGCAACCGTAAATACACCTGAGGCTGGAGTTTGGATAACTTCTACATCACCTAAAAATACTTGTACTGAAAAATCTTCATTCATTCTACCAATTGTGTCAGAATCTTTCTCACCGTTTTCAATACCACTCATATAAGAAGAAGCACCACCAGATGATACTGCATTTGAAACTTTACCAAAATATTTATCTACATATGAAGGTGTCATTTGACAATTTTTACTTAAAACTTTTGATGAAACTGCTTAAGATATACTGGTAGGATTTCTTGGGTTTGCACACTTAATTTGGAATTGTTAAGGGTAAGGGAAACATTTTGCAAAGCATGATTTAATGGAAAAGCACTAGGTGCTACTTTAAATGAAATAGTTGCACCTGCTGCAATTGCGGTTTCGTAATAACAGCTTACATTCCCTTGAATATGGATATTTCTATCAATTAGAGTATTTTCAGAAGGCACATTCACATTAAATAAAGTTGAACTAGTACTATTACTATTAGATTGGTATTTTTGATAGATAACAGACGCTGGTCCATCTTTTACTCCAATTGTAACACGATCCGTTATAGCATTATAACGAGAATCATTAATTAACACTGTGGATAATTCAGACATATATATATATAGTATTGAGATTTAAATTATTTGAACTATTTAATTTTTCTAAACATTAATTTTAAACTAAAACTTCCACCTAAATTTGCTTTAACAGGAATTAATGAACCATTATTTTTAAATCTATAGTAAATTTTAAACATAATATTTGTTAAACCTGAGTCTGTTTGTTTCATGCTCATAAATCTATAATGTTTTGGTTCATACATTATAACAGGAACTGGTGAGTTGGTTGATATTTCTAATATTTCAGATTCATGTCTTACGTCACCTATTACTACTGGGAAACCGTCAACATACTCAACATCTGCACTTACTTCATTTGATTTTATTGGAAAATTTGGAGCTATAACAAACAATAGATTCAACGGGAGACCATGTTGATAAAGTTTCATAATCTTGGTAGATTAGCATATGTGTCGTTTTAGTTAATCCACTAGTATCATCAGATAAATGTGGATATATTTCAACCTCATTTGCATTTTTAAAACTGTTTAAGTTTAATTTATATAATGTTTTGGTTGTAGTGGTTTGTGTGTTGTCATCATTTAATGTATTAAAAGTTTTATTAACTAATTTAAAAGGTAAACTATTAAACAATCTGTATAAAGCACGATTTAACATAATGTTGACATGACTTGAATTTGAATCAGAAAAAGTAGATTTAGGAGAATTTAAGAAAATAAGAGAGCTTTCTTTATCAAAAATAAAATAAAGAATTTCATAATTTCCACTGCTTGCAAGATTTGAAAAAGCCGTAGGTAATATTCCATTATAGCTTGTAACAACATCAATCAATTTAAGAAAAGTTGTTTTTATTGATTCGTTAACCATTGTAAAGAAAGACTCATAATTATATAAATTATAGTAACCACTTTTATAATTTGCATATCCATTTACGAAATTAGGTTGTGTGATGGTTTGGTCTTGTGGAGTAAAATAAATAGGTGTTGTTGCACTATATGTTTCATATTCTAAAGTAACTTCATAAATTGTTTCTAATTTTTGTGTATCAGTTGGTGCTGTGTTATATTTAATAGTAGGTATAAAAACAGGTAAACTTTTTAAATCCATCATGCAACTTTCAACGGCTACCATGTACATTTCTGGGTCAGGTAATAGTGCTACTTTTCTATCTTCCATGATTTCAAAATCGGGTTCTACATCAGATTCAGAGGAAGGTAATATTGAACCATCATTATTTATTAATGCTGTATAATACAAATAATCATTAGTATTTTGTGACGACATATATATAAAGATATCGATAATTTTAAATAATTTTGTGAAGCAATTCAATTTACAGTTACTAAATATGTTATAAATTCGTCGTTTGACAATTTTAAGTTTTTTGCTTTTGTCTTCATTAATTTGGTAAATTCTTTTGAATATAAGTTATCACTCAGAAATAAACTTAGTCTAGCTATTACCCATCTACCGCATGTATTTATTCCTTCCTGATCTTTCTGAAACTTTGTTTTATTATAGATAAACTTGTCATTTGGTTTTATACTATTTATCATTTTTCCTATATCTTCTTTATAATTATTACCTAATTTTCTATTCATATAATTTGATATATAGTTTAATATATTCTTAGGGCTGGTTCCGTATGAATCAAAATACTCAAATACATTATTATCTTAACTAACAAATATTCAGGTATGATTGAAGAATTAAAGGAAGACACTAAAGATATGAGCACGTCTGTAGGGGTAGCATTAAATAATTACATTAAAGAATAATTAATATTATTTGAATTTAAATCAATGATATCAACTAATTAAATTTGCCCAATTCACCCTATATAAAAAAGTGGCAAAATTACGATATCATGTAAATCTCTTATAATGATATCTATAAATCGTAAATCTGCACCTTTTGAAAACTGAATAGGGCTATAAGCATATTTACATTTTATTTTTTAGTTGTCGATAAGATGGTCCAGCTTTAGATAGTGCTTCTTTATATGGAATATTGTGCTTCTGACTAAAGTCTTTTACAAACATAACCCAATTTGACGGAGGACGCTTAGCACCACCAAACATTTTACCAATAGATGAAATTGCTTTCTTTGCTTCTTCTTGAACTGGATTAGCAGCAGCTTTAGCTTTTCTATAACCATAATCAGCTAAATCAATACCTTTATATGCGCTTTCTTCACTAAAATCGCGCCATCTCTTAGCCTTCTTTAAACGATTTACTCCTCCTTTAAATTCATAAGGACTGGGTAATGAATGAAATGAATACTAGTCCTCATGGGCCTTTTAATTGCCTCGATTTCTAGAGAATTGCACAAAAGCTGAACGCTTCGTACGATTTTCGTAAGATTTTGAGGGAAGATGG